GCCACGCTGAAGGACGCCCTGTTCACTCTGCAGGATAATGCCGACGCCACCAAGCAGATCGCTTTCGAAGCATCAGGGATCACGACTGGCACGACGCGTACTTTCACTGCCCCAGATGTCGATGGGACTCTGGCGCTGATCGGCGCTACTCAGACCCTGCAAAACAAGACCCTCGACAACACCAATACGGCCACGCTGAAGGACGCCCTGTTCACTCTGCAGGATGATGGGGACACGACCAAGCAAGCGCGTTTCCAGCTTTCAGGGATCACGACTGGCACGACGCGCAGCTACATTCTGCCCGACAATACTGGCGGTACCATCCTGCTGGACAACGTCAACCAGACCATCTCTGGTCAGACTACGTTCTCCAATGCTACAAACAATTTCGGCACCAGCACCGGCACGTCTTTTAACAACCTCGGTATCGGCGCAACCCTTAACGGAATTACAAAAACTGTATCGATCGGGACTCTGGGGGTTTCCGGCTCCACGACGAACATCGGCATTGGCTCTGCTGTAGCCGGTGCTCTCGGGACGCTCACGATCAATAGCCCGACGACGGCATTCGGGTCCACGGCCACTTCCTTCAATATCCCCGACACCGTCTTCACGCTGCAGGACAACGCCGATGCTACCAAGCAGGCGAAGTTCGAGCTTTCTGGGATTACCACGGGCACGACCCGCACCTATACCCTGCCGGATGCTTCCGTCACGCTTGCGGGAAATGCAGTCTTCACCAGCGGTGCCAACGGACTTGCTCCTGCCAGCGGTGGCGGGACCACCAACTTCCTGCGTGCGGATGGCACGTTTGCCGCGCCGCCGGGGGCCGGATCAGGCCTGACCCAGCAGCAGGTCATGGCGATCGCCAGCATAAGGGTTTGACCGATGATCATTCTTGATACCACCTCCAAAATCGTCCGGATCGTGACCGGCTCTGCCATTGCGATCAACGTGGTCGCAAACTGGGCTGACATCACTTCGTCAGCCTTCACGCTCGGAAACACCGAGACCCCGATCACGACGGCCACGACCACGACAGTGGTGGCGGCACCTGCGGCGTCGACCCAGAGGCAGGTCAAAAGCTTGATGATCACCAACCGGGATGCCACGAACCCATGTCAAGTCTCCGTCGAGGTATTTGACGGCACCAATGCCATGCGTCCGTACAGCCGCAACCTGCAAGCTGGCGAGACGATCATCTGCGATGCCATCGGTAATTTCTCCACGCTGTCCAGCGCGGCGCTTCCGATGATTGCTCAGGTGGGTGGCCCCACAGACCTGCAGACATTCACCTCGACAGGTGCCGGAACATGGACGAAGCCGACGACCTTCACTCCGAAGTTCGTTAAGGTGATCATGTACGGTGCTGGCGGCGGTGGAGGCGGCGGAGCCTCTTTGGCGACGGCTGTGGTGGCAAAGGGTGGCGCAGGCGGTGGCGGAGGTGCCTACAATGAGCGCACGTTCCTCGCATCTGATCTGGGGGCCACAGAGACGCTCAGCGTGGGCGTTGGTGGCACATCCGGCGCGGCGGGTACGGCTGGAGCGGCGGGCGGCACGGGCGGTATCGGCGGGAACACGACCTTCAGTGCTGTGACACTTCTGTTCGCCGGCGGCGGCGGAGGCGGAATGGGCGGACAAATCTCCGCGCTTACCACCGGAGGTGGCGGTGGTGGCGGAACAGCTTCTGCCGGTGGATCCGGCACGTCTGCGGTTGGCGCTGGCGGAACACCGGGCACCCCGAACGTCACGGGCGGCGTTGGTGGCACCGGGTCTCAGGGTACGGTCACCGTTGTCACCACCCATAACGCTGAGTTTGGGGGTGGCGGAGGGGGCGGATCGACCGCGACCCCGATTTCCTGCACGGGCGGATCATCCTTGCGAGGCGGCGGCGGTGGCGGCAGCGGTGGACATCACAATGCGACCCCGGCAGTCATCGCCGGAGCGGCTGGCGGCGCATCGAATGCCTATGTCTCCGCCGGCGGTGGCGCAGTCGGGACGGACGGTGCCGCGCCGACGGCTGGTACCAACGGCACAGCAGGAACGAGTGCCAGAGGTGGCGCGGGTGGCGGAGGTGGCGGCACATCTGTCACGGCGTCTACGGCGGGCGCTGCAGGCGGCAACGGCGGCAACTGCGGCGGCGGCGGCGGCGGAGGCGGCTGCGGCATGAACCCCGGCGTGGGCGGCGCGGGCGGCGTAGGCGGAAATGGGGCGATCTACGTCCTGACTTGGTGACCCGAGATGATCGTACTCGATACCACATCAAAGCTCGTACGGGTGACGACTTCGGTTGCGGCGACCATCAACGTGGTTGCCAATTTTCAGGATGTCACCACGATAGACATGACGCCCGCGAATACTGAAACTTCGATCACGACGGCGGCTACGACGACCATTATCGCTGCACCTGCGGCGTCGACCCAGAGACAGGTCAACTCCATCTACATCGCAAATCGTGGCGCCTTAACGGCCTGCACGGTCACGGTCGAGGTGTTTGACGGCACCAACGCGATGAAGGTTTACGGAAGAACCCTTGACGTCGGAGAGGTGGCGATCTTCGTCGACGACGGAGACTGGGTGACATTGAACGGAGCCTCTATTCCGGTGGGCTGGCAGGCTTCTGTTTCGGATGTTCAAACCTTCACGACCCCCGGGGTCAGGACATGGACGAAGCCGACAAGTTTCACCCCGAAGTTCGTTGAAGTTGTCATGTTCGGCGGAGGTGGAGGCGGTGGAGGAGGAGCATCACTAGCAACCGCAGTTGTCGCAAAGGGTGGCGCAGGCGGTGGCGGAGGTGCCTACAATAACCGTCTCTTCTCTGCTCTTGATCTTGGGTCCATCGAAAGCCTGAACGTCGGTCAGGGCGGAGCTGGCGGTATCGGCGCTGTCGCAGGTGGTTCCGGGTCTTCTGGCTCCATTGGTGGAAACACGACGTTTGGGTCTCCAGTGAGACTTCTGGCCGGCGGCGGCGGTGGTGGTGGCGGCGGACAGAACTCCGCGCTTACCACCGGAGGTGGCGGTGGTGGCGGAACAGCTTCTGCCGGTGGATCCGGGTCAACCGTCGCCGGAGGTGGAGGCCTTCCGGGCAGCGCAGGAAACACGGGCATGGTCGCTGGGACCGGGTCTGTGGGGACCATCGCCTCGGTGGTCACCACCCATAACGCTGAGTTTGGGGGTGGCGGAGGGGGCGGCGGAGGTTCCTCGGGCGCTGCGATGGGCGCTGGAGGCTCCTCACTGCGCGGCGGCGGTGGAGGTGGGGGCGGAGGAAACCACGATGCGACCCCGACTGCCATTGCTGCAGTAGATGGGGGAGCCTCAAATTCCTACACGATAGGCGGCGGCGGTGTGGCCGGCACATCAGGGGCAAGCCCAACGGCGGGAGCGGCGGGTGCAGCAGGCTCAAGCGCCCGGGGTGGTGCAGGCGGTGGTGGTGGTGGCTCTACTGTTACAGCTTCAACCGCTGGCGCAAACGGCGGAAACGGGGGAGCTTGCGGCGGCAGCGGTGGTGGCGGTGGGGTAGGCATGGACCCGGGCATCGGTGGTAATGGCGGGGCTGGCGGAAATGGCGCGATCTATGTATTCTCTTGGTAGGAGACACTAAATGTCGAACATCCAAATTCCAAACCTTCCAGCGGCGATTGCCTTCTCTGGCGATGAGCTTTTCGAGCTTGTTCAGGCCGGTACCTCTGTGAGGGGGTCGCTGCGGCAGGCCTACATCGGGATCGGTGTCGTCAGCTACACCATCGTGGGTGGTGGCACTGTTACTCAGACAACCGACAAGTACACTGGAGTCACGTTGAATGCGGACTCCGGTCGGATCACTATGGCCGCAACCGCCCTGAACGCGTACTACAACGCCCCCTTCACTGTCAGCAGCACGAATTTTCTGATCACCGACACCCCGGTTGTGGTTGTGATCACGCCATCTGGAAAATACCGCGCGTGGATCAGCGGAACGAGAGATGGTTCGTACGATATAACCGTGGAAAACACCACAGGTTCGATCCTTTCTGAGGCTGTTCAGCTTCAGGTAAACATCATCAAAGGCTCGATTTCCTCCTAACTCAGGGTTGAAACGACCTGTCTAAATGGATAGCCTCGACATGACATCAAGATCGACCGGAGCCAGCAGCATGTCGACGCAGATCGCCCTCATGGCGGAGCGACTCGAAACACATATGAGGCAATTTGACGAGGAACGGAAAGATACAAGAACCTACCATGAGGTCATGAACATCAAGGTTGATGATATGGCCCGCATACAGAACGAGATGATGGTTGCCCAGAAGGACATGCTCCGTCGTATGAATGACGTTGAGCCGACGGCCAAGCTGGTGGAGCACTGGCAGGACATCGGGAAGGGCGTGCTTATCGTACTCGGTTTGATGTCTACGAGCTTCGCGGCTCTCTGGCTGATTTTTTGGACCAAGATCAAGATCGCAATGGGGTGGGGACCATGAATGAAGAAATCAAGGAATGGCAACGCATCATCGGCGTTGATGATGATGGAGTGTTCGGGCCGAATACACTGAAGGCATCCAAAGGGGCGTTCGGACTGCATGAAGTCGTCCCGAACGATCCTCCTTGGATATACGAGGGCCGAAAGGTCATCGGGCTGCACGAGGTGCGCGATAACTACGTCCTGCGCACTTGGCTCTATTCCGACGGCTCCCGTCTGGGCGACCCGGCCCAGCTACCGTGGTGCGGCGATTTCGCCGAGACTGCCATGAAGCGTGGTCTGCCGGGAGAGGTCTTCACCGGCGTGATGAAGGAGAACCCCTACTATGCCCAGAACTGGGCGTACTTCGGGGTCGAGACCCAGCCGGTCTACGGCTGCGTGGTGGTGTTCAAGCGCCCCGGTGGCGGCCATGTCGGTTTCGCGGTAGGTCAGGACAACCTGAACTACATGGTGCTCGGCGGCAATCAGGGTGACAAGGTTAGTGTTGTACCTGTCCCGAAGGCGCGCTGCATCGCCACCCGATGGCCGTCCAGCTACGCCAACCCGAAGGTTCCGTTGCCCTTCATTAAGAGCGATCAACTTCCGTCGATGAATGAGGCGTGACAAGAGGGCATAATTGTGCCACAAATTCTGAAAACAGGAGATTGCCATGAAGGTGAATGTTGAATCAAACGGCCCAAACGACGTCAAGGTTGAAATCGCCGAGATGGATGGGGAGAATATCGGCAAGTTCGAGTTTCTCGGTACCGTGTCCCACGGAGAGCGCCTCGACTTCCACATTGAAGGCCGGAAGGTGATTCTGGTCTCCGAAATCGATCCCAACGAACCCAAGGAGGAATGATCATGAACCTGATCAACCAGCCTACCATCGCCCCGACCCGCAAGCTGAAGTTCGCCATGTCGGCGGGCACGATCGTGACCGGCATCCAATGGGCCGTCAGCACTTTCGCCCCGGAGTGGGTGCCTGTCGCCCAGAATCCGGTTGTGGTGTCCGCGATCACTGGCATCGTGATGTCGATCACCGCCTACTTCACCAAGAACGCTGCCTGATGTTTCGCACAGCGGCGCTCCTTCTGATGGCCTATCCTGCGTTCGCGCAGGTCGACCCTACCGCGCCACTGCCGACCCTGACTTGCATCCCCCATGGTGATCTGGCAACGGCCATGAAGGCTTCCGGGGCTGTCATATATGGGATCGGCCTAGCGCAGCCGGATGGTCGCAAGCTGGAGTTCTACGTGACCCCGCAAGGTCAGTGGACCGGGGTTGTCGTTTGGCGTCCCAATGGGTCGGTGACCAAGACATCCTGCTCGCAGATTTTTGCCATCGGTGATCCCGGCGCTTTCATTCCCTCGAAGTGACCCTTGCGAAAACTGAGGAGAAAAGACTGGGATCGTACGTGCGGAACGTGTCATTGGGCGCGGCTGTTTGGCGAGGCAGGCTGGTGTGTTAGGCCTAATATGGGGGCCTTGCGTGACCCGCTCGGACAAAGGGTTCCGAAGGACTTGTCTGATCCATTTCTGCCGATGATCAGGCCTGTCGATTATTGCGGTAGTCACTTTTCTCTGGCGGTAGCCAAGTTCGAGGTGACACCTCGCGGAAGAAAGAAGTTGACCACCTCATCAGGTTCGCAGTAACATATACCCGGCCAAGATCGTATGTATCTGTACCAACGGTACATTTCAGTCTCCCTAAGGTGTCCATTATAGCCTGCGATGGACGCGCTACGAACCCTAAGGTAGTCCCATAGTTGCAAGATGCGGGATAGGCTAGGCAGGCACCACTTTCCCATGTATCATCCGCCGGGTAACCCCGGAGATCGCCTATGCCCGGCCTGACCTATAGCCAATACGTCACGCAGATCGCGGAGATGGCGGTCGTTGCCGAGGACGACGCCAACTTTCTGTCTATCCTGCCTTCGATGATTCTCTATGCCGAGAATCGCATCCTTCGAGACCTCGATCTCTTGTTTGCCTCGGTATCCCTACATGGTATATTATACAGGCTGTCGACCGGAGTCAGAAACTTGTCGTTCCCCATGGAGAGCACGGATGGGTCTTTCTGGATTAGCGAGCAAGTCAACCTGATCTTGCCGGCAGGCCAGACTGACCCAGATGCCGATACTGCTTATCGGCAACCCCTCACTCCGACGACCAAGGAGTTTCTTGACGCTTGCTACGGCTCTAACCTGACGGCAGATCGCGGCATTCCAGCCTACTATTGCCCGTTCAATGAAAACCTTATCTACGTCGGCCCGTCACCAGACCAAGACTACCGCGTCGAATTGGTGGGCACGATCAAGCCAACGACTCTATCAGAGGCTAACCCGACGACATTCATTTCGTCCTACCTTTCCGACCTGCTGATCATGGCTTCTATGGTCTACATCTCGGGCTACCAGAGGAATTTTGGGCGCCAGTCTGACGATCCGCAAATGGCTCAAAGCTACGAGTCCCAGTACATGGCCATGGCATCTGCAGCTTCGAAGGACGAGTTCCGCAAGAAGTATGAGGCTTCCGCGTGGTCGTCCCAGTCTATGTCTCCCATCTCCACCCCAACGCGAGGCTGATAGATGCCTCACACCTCCCTGAAGCTCATTCCGGGCGTCGACCAGAACCGCACGGCTACCCTGAACGAGGCAGCGATCAGCGAAAGCCAACTGATCAGGTTCATGCCGGACCGTGGTGGATCGGCATTGCCGCAGAAGTTCGGCGGATGGGAACAATTCAGCCCCTACGGCACGGCTACGTCGGTCATCGCCCTCAATACGTGGCTTGACCTGAACGCCGGCAAGCATGTGGAGGCCGCCACGACGGTTTCCGCGACGGTGTACGACGACCTCGGCAACAACCCGAAGAACGTCACCCCGTACCGCTACATGGCCATCATCGGTGTGTCCGCCACTTTCTCGACCACCACCGGCGATGCCGACGTGACGATTACCGACACTAGCTCAAACATGACCGATTACGATGCTGTCGTGATTGCCACGCATGTGGCAGTCGGCGGGCTGGTGCTATACGGCTCCTACCCGATCAAGGCAGTTGGAGCGAATACCTACCAGATCTCGGCGCGTGACGTTCTCGGAAACCCAGTTCTGGCGACAGCCACGACAACCGCCGCTGCGGTCGCCAGCCTAGACTTCGTCAGCGGCGCAACGAAGGTCACCGTGACGGTCACCAAGATCAACCTGTCGGTCGGCTCGACCTTCACCATCTTGGTGCCTTACTACTCCTCGGGGGTGTTGCTTTACGGCGACTATATCGTCCAGACGGTATCCAGCGCGGACACCTTCACGATTCTGGCTTCCAGCCCGGCGACGGCGACGGCGACGGTCAGTATCAACACCAACCGGGTGAACCTGATCTACTCGGTTGGGGCTGAGCCTGCGGACCAATCCATCGGCTACGGAGAAGGCGGCTACGGTGACGGTGGGTACGGCTCCGGAGTGAGCGACGGCGGCACGCGGTCGGTCAATGTCTCCAGCGTCGCCGTCGCGGCTAACGGCAACGCGCTTCTGTATTTCTCTCAGCAGATTTGGATTCCGGAGGATTCTTACGTCTCCACCCAAAACATCAAGGACGGCGGCGGCGCGACCCTGTTTTCCGACACGACGGCACAGGTAGTGCGCGGCTACATCACGTCCACCGGTAGCTGCATCGAGATGACGGGGTCGGCCACCGCCGGAGCGGCTGCATCCGGGACGGTCACGATCAGAAACTGGCGGCTGACTGAAGACTTGCTCTGGCCGTGTACGAACATCTCGATGAGCGGCGTGACCAACAACGGGCTGGACCCGACGCTTGGGTTCTATACCGCTACGCTCAACCTGCCCTACGTCTACACGCCGGAGTCCGGCACCTATCTGTCAGTGAACGGATCAGGACACGAACGCATTTATGTGCTGTCGTCATCTACGACCGGCACGACGTCCTCGATCACCGTCTACAACGGCACCGGGTCGGCAATACTTGCCACCTCGACGGGGGGCACCCTGCAGGAGCAAGCCCCGCCCGCCGGAGATCAGGTTGCTGCCACCATCTCGGTGTGGGGCGGCTCCACGCTGACGTGCTTCCGTGGCGGGCCGATCTATCTCTATGACCACTTGGATGGCTACAACCGCCTGAAGAACTTGCCGTACGCGCCGCAGGCAAATGAGGGGGCCTTCGTGGCGATGCCCCAGCGGCAGGTGGTTGCGTACGGGTCGACTGCCACCGGAATCCAAGACCCGCTGCTGGTGCGCTGGTCAGACGTACAGAACCTTGACAGGTGGGTTGCCACGCCTGTCGATTTCGCCGGCTCCTACCGGCTCTCCAGCGGGTCAAGGATCGTGAGTGGGATGCAGGCTCACCAGCAGGGGCTGTTGTGGACGGACACATCTCTGTGGTCCATGCAATTCATCGGGCTGCCTGACGTCTACTCCTTCAACGAGGTTGCGACCGGCTGTGGCCTGATTGGGCAGAAGGCCGCCATGGTCATGGGCGGCACGGCGTTCTGGATGGGGTCCGGGCAGTTCTACAGCTACGGCGGCGAAGGCATACAGATGATCCCGTGCCCGATCTGGGATGTTGTCTTCCAGCAGATCGACCGCGATGCAGCCGACTACGTTGTGGCGGCGGCAAATTCTCGCTTTTCAGAGATCATGTGGTTTTACCCGGTTACTGGATCCGGCGGCGTCCCGACGAACTACGCCAAGTACAACACTGCCATCCAGCAGTGGGACTACGGGACGCTCACCCGCACAGCTTGGGTGGACCAATCCGTGTTTACGCAGCCGCTGTCGTCTGCGGGCGCCGGGCCGATCTACAAGCAGGAAAGCGGCCTGAATGCCAACACGCGCGCCTTGGCGTCCAGCTTCAGGACCGGCTTCTTCGCGCTGTCGGACGGGGACATGAAGTCCTTCATCGACCAAGTGTGGCCAGATATGAAGTGGGGCCTGTTTGGGGCTAGTCAGGATGCGGAGGTCTTCATCACCTTCCACTGCGCAGATTACGCCGGAGGCCCCGAGACCGCCTACGGCCCCTACTCCATGACGCAGACCTCCCCGCAGTACATCACGCCGCGCATCAGGGCACGCCTTGTGGCGATCGAGATCAGTAGCGCCGACGTGGACTCATTCTGGCGACTGGGGAATATTCGTTACCGCATCCAGCAGGACGGGAAATTCTGATGGTCGCCAGCCTCTCCGACATTCTGACGACAGCCAAAAACATCGTCTCTGCGCTGTCCAATCTTCGTGATATTTATGCTACCATGAGTGGCAACCAGACCAGCGCAGAGATTTCCGCTCCGGCCTTGGTATTTTCTGGTCAAGGAAGGATTGTGCGCGTGAGCATCACGACGGCGGGAACAACGGACGGCGTTCTCTACGACAGCTCAACCACCAGCCTGACAAGTTCGCCTATCGCCTATGTCCCCAAGGCGGCAAACATCGTTGAAATTGGCATTCCGGTCAGCAGCGGAGCAGTGTTTTCTCCGGGTTCCGGCCAGAAAGCCGTTGTGGTATATTCGACGCAATGACTCAGGACGCTGACATCAGGGCTGCCATTGGCCTAGCCAGACACCACCGCGTGAAGGTTCACAGCGGACCGATCCACAGCGCCGTCGCGGGGCGAACCGACCACCTGCCGATGCATGTAGCCTCCGGCTCCTACGTGATACCGGCTGACATTATCTCGGCCTTGGGCGAGGGTAACTCTTTGGCTGGGTTCAAGGTTGCCAAAAGCATTTTCGAATTTGAGGGGCCGTATGGTCTACCCACGGGTGCGACCCCTTACGGCGGCTCCGGACTTCCCTACAACGGCCCATCTCCGCACAAGGCGGCTGGCGGCCCCGTCACCCCGGTTCCGATCGTGGCCGCCGGCGGAGAGTACGTCGTCCCGCCTGAGTCTGTCGCCCACATCGGGAATGGCTCTCTGGACCACGGCCATGAAATTCTTGATGCGTTCGTCAAGAAAATGAGGCAGAAAACTATCAAGACCCTCCGCGATCTCCCCGGCCCGAAGAAGGATTGACCATGCCAAATCTGGAAGTCAGGATCGGTGTTCCGGAGGACATGAACGAAATGATGCGCCTGTCTGTGCAGGCCACTGCGGAGAACGCAATGGTTCTACCCAGCGTCCTTAAGCTGGCAGAAGCAAACTGGGGCGCTCTGACCAGACAGACCGGCGTCGTCGGCGTCATTGGAGGCCATCCCGGAAGGCCCCTAGAAGCTGCAATCCTCATGCATTTTGGCACTCTATGGTACAGTGACGAAATCGTTCTGGAGGAGAAGGCGATTTTTGTCGATCCCATGTACCGGGCCGCCAAGGGCGGACGCGCCAGAAAGCTGACGGATTTCGCCAAGAAAATCTCGGATTCTTTGGTGGTACCTCTGGCGATCGGCGTGCTTTCAAATGATCGTACGGAGGCAAAGATGCGCCTTTACGAGCGGGCATTCGGGAAGCCGACCGGAATTTATTTCCTGTACGGAGCGCATACTGGCATCAGGGCAGAACAGGCGGAGGCAGTCTGATGGGCGGCAAAACTTCAACATCGACGTCGCAAGTTCAAATTCCTCAGGATGTGCTGAACCGCTATAATCAGGTCAATGACATAGCCTCTGGCGCAGCGCAGAACCCGTTCCAGAAGTATTCCACAGACCCGAACGCGTTCGTGGCACAACTTAACCCGCTGGACATCGAGAAGTACCAGAACCCATATATCAACGATGTGGTCAACTCGACCATGAACATCGTTGGGCAGCAGAACCAGCAGGCGCAGGCAGGGCAGCTTGGCACCGCCATATCATCTGGCGCATTCGGTGGAGACCGATCTGGCATCGCGGCGGCCAATCTGAACCAGCAACAGATGATGGGAAACGCACAGATCGCGTCTGGTCTCTATAGCGATTCTTACAATCAAGCCCTTGGTGTGGCGCAACAGCAGCAGCAAGCCCAGCAGCAGACTGACCAAGCGGGCCTGTCTGCCCTATACAACCAGTTCATGCAGCAGCAGGCATACCCGTTCCAGACGGCTCAGTTCCTCGCTAATATCGCGGAGGGAACCGGCGCGCTTTCTGGGTCTACCACGACCACCCAGCAGCCGTATTCCTTCTTCTCGGATCGCCGTCTGAAGGAGAAAATCCGGCGCATCGGCAAGGCCGACAACGGGCTTCCGATCTACTCCTTCAACTACAAAGGGGACGACATGCCGCGTATCGGCTTCATGGCCGACGAGGTGGAGAAGAAGCACCCCGACGCTGTCGGTACGGACCCGAACAGCGGCTACAAAACCGTGGATTACGAGCGAGCAGCCCGCGCACGCGGCGGCCTTGTGCCGGCTGGTTACGCAGGTGGCGGGGCGCCGGCTGGCCCATACGGTGCTGCCGTGGGGTCTTCTCCGGGCCTTGGTGGATACGTTCCTGACGCCTACCTTCCTGTCGGCCAACTGGTGGTCTCCGACCCGGCTCTGGGCCAGCAGGCGCAAGATAATCTGGCGAACATGATCAATGCCTCTGCCAGCCTCGGCGACAGCATTGTCAGCCTGAAGAACGACTATGGCACCCTTACCGGCGGCGGCCCGGACGCCTCTCCTGTCGGTCGTCGCTACCGTGGTGGTCTCGTGCGGCGCGCGGACGGCGGCGCGGTAAACCCGGTGCAGCAGCAAGGGTACATGGGTGGAGTTCTTGCGCAGCAGGCGCAGCAGCCCAATCCTAAGCTTCAGACAGCGCAAGCTCCAAGCCAAGGCCAATCCGACTTCAGTAAGGTAGCTAATATTGCCGAGACTGCCATGAAGTTCATGAACCGTGGCGGTGTGGCGGGCTACGCCGACGGCGGCGCTCCGTCGTACGATGGGTACAGCTATACCCCGCCCGGCGGCCTCGTGCCACCCGCGCCGATCGACCCTGTGGAGATCGTCAGCAAACCGACCGTGCCGGACTATGCTCCGACCGGACTTGGCGCTGCGGCTGTGGCCCCTGCCAGCGGAAACGTGCAGATCACCCACCCGGAAATGTACGCCGACATGGCAGGACGTGGGCAGCCGGCTCCTACCGCAGGTGCCGGCGGCCTGCTGCCGTCCAGCCCACACGAAGCTGGGGATGTCATCTCCTCCTCCTTGATGCCGAAGCCTCGTCCGGCGCCTGCTGGTCTGGGGGCGGCTGATCTGGCGGCTGCCGGAATCGGCACGCCGCAGTCTGCCCCCGGTGGAGTGCTGCCGCCCATCAGGGACATGGGTGAGATCACCCCGGCCCCGATGCCGCATGGCACGGCCAAGCTGCCCGGCCCGACCGTACCGAGCGGCCTTGGTTCCCCCGTCGGTCATGCCCGCGTGTCGATCCCGGCTGGAAGCATGCAAGAGCACGTCATGAACGTGTTCACCAACTCCGGTCTGCCGCCTGTCGTTGGTGCCGGTATCCTGCTGAACATCGGCAGCGAGAGCAGCTTCAACCCGGCGGCAAGCGGTGATAGCCACCAGTCTTACGGTTTTGTTCAGTGGTACAAGGACCGGAAAGACCGGTATCTGTCTGCCGCCAACAAGGCAGGCATCAATCCGGCTGATCCGACGTTCCAGTCGGCTTACATCGTCAAGGACCTGCGCGATAATTACCCTGAGGTGTTGGCAGCCATGGAGCAGGCCAAGACCCCCGGTGAGGCTGCAGTGATCTTCTTGGACGGCTACGAGAAGCCCGCCCAGCAGTACCGCGATCAGCGGGCGGCGGAGTACATGGGCGCCGCACAGCCGGTCTGGGGCGGCGGCTCTGGCGGTGGAAACGGGATAACCAGATCGACCATGGGTGGCGACCCGCGTCAAGGTGGTGACATCTGGAGCAACGTGAAGGATATGGCCATCAACCCGGAGACCGGGAAGCTGGACAAGAACTTCCTGCTGTCGGTCTTGTCTGGTCTCGGCACCATGGCGTCGTCTCCCAGCCGGTATCTTGGTGCCGCGATGCTTCAGGGTCTGGGTGGATTCGCCAACACCGAAGCCGGCCTCCAGAAGCAGGCTGCTGACATTGGCCTGACGCGTGCAGGAACATCCCAGACGAACGTTGGCACACTGAACGATGTCATCGGCGGGGCGGCAGCCTACAACATGTCGGTCCCAGACTATGCCGCAATGATCGGGTACGATCTCCCGCCGGGGTACGTCGATCGTTCTGGGATCGGCTCCACTGTTGGGGTGATCCCCGGCGCTGACGGGGGTGGCTTTGCTGCGATGTCGGCTCAGGATATGGCGACTGCCTACAAGAGCGGCGCCGTTGGTCCTGATGGTATTCCGCTGAACCAAGACCCGGCCTTCCTGAACCAGATGCTGGCAAAGATGGCTATTCTGTCCAGCGTGCCTCTCTACAAAAATATGGTTGAGGACGCTCAGGCCAAGCTGGCACAGATCAATGCAAGTGGAATCTCCACCGGGTCTACCCCCGGCTCCGTTGTGGTAAACCCGGGGATGCGCGGAGCGGCGAATGATGCCAGCACCGCCGAGGCGAACCGGGTTGCGACCGCAGAGTTCCGTGGGAAGGCGATGGCTGCTATACCGCAGCTTCAGGGTCAGGCGGCCAATATCGACCACATGGTAGACATCTATTCTGGTTTCCAGCCGGGGGCATTGACCGACCTGAACACCAACGTGACGGCCATTCTTCAGGCTTTTGGTGCCCCAGTTTCAGGTGACGCTGCAGCCGACGCCGCAAGCGCCCAGACTGTTGTGAAGAACATGACGGCCCAGATGATCGCCCAGCTTTCCGATATGCCGGGTGGCGCCCCACGGGCTGAGATTGACCAGCTTTCCAAGCTGGCGGCTGATCCGAACTTGCAGCCAGACTCCGTCCGTGCCATCCTTGCGATGAGCAAGGGTATGACTCAGTGGCAGACGGACTATTACTCTCCGGGGATGAGGGATGCGTTCGTCAAGGCCGGAGGTGATCCGTACGATCAAACTGGGTACACGTCATGGTTCTCTCAGGCGAGTCCGCTCTCCAAGTACATGGAAGACGCCAAGGCCGCCATCCACGTCAAGGGTGAGACGGTGGAAGCCCCGGCGGCAGTGTCTTCGAGCGGTGCCCCCCTGCCTGACGGAACCACGGCTCCGGATATCTCTGGCGGAAAGCCGTGGGTCGTTCACAACGGAAAATGGGCGCAATAATGGCTGGTCCTGATCTTTCCAAAATCACTGCTCCTGCGGCACCGGTCCAGTCTGGTCCAGACCTATCCAAAGTTCAAACCCCTCTTGGCCCTGACGACGGCTTTCGTGTCCCACATGAGGCTGGGTCATTCTCCGACTATTTCGATTCCGCCAGTGCCGGCCTTGCGCGCGGTACGGCGCAATTCGCTGGCCTTCCCGGCTCCATCTACAACATGACTGGAGACGCGAACGACTGGGTCATGGACAAGTTTGGTCTGGGCAATGTCGAGGCACTCAAGGCCGGGAAGGTTCCCGAGATATTCACTGGCTCTGGGTTGCAGTCCAAGCTGGCCGACATCAGTGAGGGCCGCACCGAGTATCGCGGCAAGACGGCAGGCTCCCATTTTATTGGAACTGCTTCGGAGTTCGTTCCGGGGGCTTTTACTGGACCCGGCTCCTTGGCTACAAAGCTCGTCTTGCGCGCTGCCGTCCCCGCCATCGCCAGCGAGGGCGCAGGAAATCTGGCAGAGTCCAAGTTCGGCCCGGACAGCGGCTGGACGCAGGCCGCAAGGATCGCCGGGGCCACCATCGGTGGTCTGGGGGGAACGGGCATATCCAACGGCGTTCGACGTCTGGTGACCCCTGTCGAGGAGGCTGCCAACCCGATCAGGCAGGCCGCTGTCGATGCTCTCCGCAAGCGCGGCATTCAGGTAACCGCAGGTCAGGCAACGAACTCCCCAAAGGTAATGGGTTGGGAGGCTGATACGCATGCCGGGCAGGCTCTCGCTGGTGATAACCCAGAGAGCGGCCAGATCGCGGACTTCACTAAGGGGGCCATGCAATACATCGGCTCCAAATCTCCGATTGTCACGTCGAAGGCTCTAAAAGATTCTGAAACTGCGATTGGTCAAGCATTCGATGTCGCTCTTCAGGGGGTCGACGTAATTCCGTCTGCAAGGGTAGTTCGACAGGTTGACGACATCACTGCGGACTACCTGATGAACGCTCCAGCGTCGGTCCAGACTGGTCTTCCGGCCCATGTGTCCAGTACGATCAAGCAGGCAGCCCAGAACGGCACGCCGATCCCGGCCACAGCTATGGATAAGTGGCGCCAGTCCCTTGGGTCCATGTTGCAAAGCGACAACGCTGCCGTAAAGGATACCGCATATCGGCTTAGGGATGCGATCGACAACGCTTTGGATGATGCTGTGACGGCCACCGGAGAGACTTGGCGTACCGATCTTCTCGGTCAGGCTCGCATGTACTATCGGAACTTTCTTGCGATCTCTGGTGCGCTGAAGCTGACCGGTCAAAACAAGGAATATGGCCTCATTGGCATGCTACACCCAAACGATCTCATGCAGTCATTGGTTCGCCAAGGGGCAAAGGCCACCAAAAATGGCACGCGTGGGGAGATCGCAGATTACGCCAAGAATGCCGCCTTGGTTCTGAAGAAACTACCGGCTCAAGGCAAGCATGGACTCCTCCGCAGCGCCTTCGACATGACAGGCCTCCCGGGTGCCATTGCAGGCTCCTACGCTGGTGCTCAGATGCTTGCACAGATGGGAAACTTTTCTCCCCTGACGGCGGCTCTCGCCACCGGTGCTGCTGTCGCCACCCCTCTGTACAAGCAAATCCAGAAGTCGATCGGATCGCAGGCCATGAGGCCAGCCATGCAGAAGTATTTCGAAAACGGCCTCATGCAAGGCTCTGTTCCGTACGCGGCACCAAACTTGTCCGGGGCGATGGTTGATGACCGTGCTGCCCGCAAATCTGGTGGCCGGGTCGGGGCTGCGGCTGGCATCGGTGCGGATCGCTTGATTCGGGCCGCAGAAAAGGCGAGAAAGGCACTGGGGACCTCGACAGAGCCGCTCCTCAATACGCCAGACCACACCGTCGCCAGCGCGCTGGAAGTCGCAAATAGGAGCATCTGATGGGCAACAGCACCAACAAGGACCTCGCGGAACCAGCGTCTGGAACGACGAACTGGGACACGATCCTGAACGACAACTTCAGCATCATCGACAGCGCGCTGGCCGGCAAAATCACAATCTCCCTCGGGGCGGTGACAACCCACACCTTCACGACCGACGAGCTTCAGCCGCTCATGATCAACATGAACGGTGGCGGAACCAACTGTGTTGCGACCATCCCGAACAACGCCGCCGGAGACCCGATCTCCGGTCAGTGGCTGATCTCAAACAATTCCAGCAACACCCTGTTCATCGAGAACATCGAGACCCCGGGCACCTATGCCAGAGTTTCCCCCTTAGGGCGCGCTTGGGTGATTTCCGACGGTTCCACGGCGTTCATCGTGGAGACCCCTGCCTTCCCGTACTTCGATGACGGCACCAAGTCGTCCGGCTCGTTCACGCCAAAGCTGACCGACGGCATATACCACATCCTCATGAACAACGGCTCCTTTACCCTGCAGAGCCCTGCCCTGAGCGGTACTGGCTACCAACTGTTCATTTTAGTGACCAATGGAGCTTCCGCCGGCGCCATCACTTTCAGTGGCTTCAACGGTGTCACCGGACCGGAGATCGGCACGACAAACGGAGACGAATACCTGATCCGGATCACCCGCGTAAACACCCGCGTGGTGGCCGAGATCGTGTCCTTGCAGGCCACCTCTACCAGCTTCAAGTCGGCGGAACAGTCCATCTCTGTCGGAGGTCTGGTGACAGTCGCGCACGGTCTTGGCGTGATCCCGTCGATTGTTCAGTTGTCTCTTGTCTGCCAAAGCGCAGAGGGCGGATGGACTGCCGGGGACACGGTTTTCAATGTAAGCCCAAACGGCAGCGTCACGACCTTCCTGCGGGTCAGCCAGCCCTACGCTGATGCGACGAACGTCTATGTTCGGTACAGCGACGACACCCTTTCGGCTTTCCTGATCAACAACAAGACGACTGGCCATACGTTTGGGATTACCAACTCCAAGTGGAAGATGGTGATCTCTGCCTACGTACTCTGAAGGTATGCTCGGTCCAGCACGATCATGCCGTTCTCGCGCTTGAGTTCGACCTTGCGCGTGCCGATCGGGCAGTTCTCAAGCTGACGCTTCGGGATGTTCAGTCGCACCATGAAAACGTTCGTCTTGATCGTCTGAACCTTGTACTCCCCGGCGTCCCCGAAAGAGAATCCGAGGTCCCCAGTTTCAGAGGCGAAGACATCAAACGTCGGCTTCCCGCCGGTCTCGTGAATCGGGACAGTCAAGTGCGCGATGTTCTTATTCTTCGTGCTGTGCGAGATCGACGGCAGCGTGTTGGGGCGCCGACCGATCTGCGTCGTTTTGCTCTTTTCGATCTTCGTCCAAGTCATGTCCATACCTCGTGGTAGATTATCCGCAACGTACTACCTGCTGCGACTTTTGTCAAACAACCTTCTAGCTTCCGCTTCCACATGTGGCCTAATCGCTTCTGGGAGCCTTGCGATCGCTGCGCGGCGGGCCTCCAGTGTCTTCATGGCAAGGATCGCCACAGCCCCCTTGTAGATGTGAAACAAGCAGGCCGACTGGATGCCTAGGTCCTCGTCTTCCAGCCTCACCTCCCCCATCAGGATACGCCTGATCCGGACACTAGGCCTCCAGTCGTGACCAATCAATAAAAGCCTCCCACGCTGCGTCCACGCCAAGAGCGATACAGGAGCAAGCCCCGGCATTCTGGGCTGCCATCAGGTACTCGATCTGGCCCGGCTGCCAGTGGCTCTGAGTGTGGTCTCTCCGCTTCATCTCGCAGACAAAGGTTCGGCGGCCCGGGATCACAATGTCGCTGGCCCCAGACACCATGCCTTGGCTTTTGTCGAATGCGGCCTGCATGTGGGTCCTCTGACCCTCGTTCTTGTTGTGGATCGCCAATATGCCCCATGTGTCGGGGAAGACCTTCCGGACACGGTTGAAGAAGGTGGCCTGCTCCAGAGCCTCGGTGGGGCACGACCCCCGAAACTTTTGGTCGCCGTAGACGCGGATGTCAGGTGGAAACTTCATGCTGGTAGCCTCCAACCCTTTACCGATTGATGTTTACCCTTGATCATCCAGCACACATTTCCTTTTAGCAAGTCGTATGATGCACAAAAATTATGCATGGTTCCGGTAAAAATTCGACCATCGTTGTGCGTGAAAGTGTACTCGTCCCACTTGTACGATGGGTGCCCTTCTCCGGAAAATGTCTCAGAAATTTTCTTTTTGAAATCGTTACTATGTTTCACTCCAACCGAAAACCTGTTGCCTATCATACGGGTTCTTGTGGCCTCTATGACAGTCTCACTCAAAAACTGCTTCTTTCCGGTCTTGCGACCGGCGCTGATTGCCGCCCTCTCTTTGTCTGTAAATTTCTTTCCAAACCTATGATGCGCTGGACCGGTTCTGCCAAACATGGGGTTTTCTCGGCCACTTTTGGCACCAATTCCACCCTCCCCTCCGGGGCTTACGTTTGTTAAACCATGACCTGACATGGCTTTGATCATAATTTTTTCAAAGGTGAAAGCGCAGTATTTATTAGAAAATTCTCGTACGATCTCCACGCTGTATCCGTGTGATTCTGCGATAGACTTCCAGTGTCGGTTTCTGCTGCTGACGTTGTATGCACGTCTGCGCTGCCCTTTTCCGACATAGAAAACCTTCCCGGTCTTCAAACTTGTATGGGTATATACGTAATGCGTCATGCAAATAGAGTATCCTCAGGTCTATTATACCCTATCACTTTGTAAAAACCTGAATTTTTTTCTTTCCTGTACGTGATCGTGCGTGGCCGGTGGCCTTGAAGGGCATCGTACTTCTCAAGGCTGGCTGCCGAAAAGGTGCTGGCAGGCTTGGCCTGAAGCCAGAACGAGAAGCTCCGGTACGGGGTCCTGACATCCACACGGATGGTGGAGTTTCCAGCCTTTGACACACCCGGCTCCGCCTTCCAGTCGAGGACGGCGTCGGTCTGGACTTGGTGCGGGTCCCGCTTGCGGGCCTTAAACTCGATCCGCAGCTTCTCGTTGGGATCAACGATCTCGCACTTGCAGGAGGAGCAGTAGCGGGCAGCGATGTCGTTGTCGGTGCCGCACTCCCGGCACTCCTTGGAGGTCCAGCGGTAGTCGCACTGAAGCTGCTGTCCTGCCACCCGGATGTATCCTTGGCAGCGGCGACCGAAGTGGGCGGGGATCGCACCCCATTCAGAAGGCAGTCGGTTGCCATCCAGATCGGTGAAGTAGCCGCTGTCGTCGATGCCGTAGCCGTCCGGGTTCGGGCGGCCAGTGAAGACGTTCTCCGCCGAACAGAGCGGGCACTTGCAGTCGATCTCGACGACTTCCTTGTCGCCCTTGGTGACCTTGATCTTCGGGGAGAAGATGTCCCCGTCCGGGCAATGCCGCTCAAGGTTTTCGGCGTAGTCCAGCAGCATGCAATCCTTCTTGCCCGGGTCAATCCGGAGGCCACGGCCAACCATCTGCTGTAGCAGGCCCACGCTCTCAGTGGCGCGCATAAGAGCAATGACGTCGACGTGCGGCGCATCGAAGCCAGTGGTCAGCACCGACACGTTGACTAGGTACTTCAACTGGCGGGCCTTGAAGGCTTTTAGGATCGCGTCACGCTGCTTCTTGGGGGTCTCCGCCGTCACGATGGCCGACAGGCCCATAGGCAGGCTCGCCATGCACTCCTTGGCGTGTGCGACGGTGGCAGCAAAGATCATGACCCCGGCCCGGTCCCGCGAGCGGGCTACGATGTCAGCGATGATCGAGGCGGTCTTGCGACCGTGGCCAACAAAGGCGGCGTCCACGTCGGCAGAATCAAACTGCCCACGCGTGTTCAGTTGCATGGAAAGGGTCTCGTAATGCTCGGCCCCGATCTCGCTGATGAATGGCTCGGTCAGGTAGCCCTGATCGATCAATTCCCTCGCGCGTACGCGGTAGACGCATGCCGTGAAGTAGGGGTTCTTGGTCTGGCTCTCCGGCACCGGGTTGCCGTCTGGCTTGATCTTGAAGATGTAGCCGGTCTTCATCCGATAGGGGGTCGCAGACAGGCCGATCACCCGCAGGTTCGGGTTGGCGTCCATCATGGCGTCGATAATACCGATCACGGTCGGGGTCATGCCGTGGCACTCATCCACCACTACGGCGGCGAACTGGTTACCAAAGCGGCTAATGCGATTCTTGACCGTGCCGGGCGTGCCAAACACCACTGGATGGCGCAGGCTCTTTTCCCCGGCGCTGGCCGAGAAGATCGAGCACTTGGAGCCGGTGGCGCGGTATTTCTCGGCGTTCTGCACCACAAGCTCGGCGCTAGGCTGCAGGACGAGGACATGCTTGCCTTTCGAGATGTCGTGAATTTTCTTCGCCAGATCGGCGATGATGTGGCTCTTGCCGGCGCCGGTAGCCGCCTCGATCAGGCAGGGAGAACGGTCCTTGCGAACCCAGTTCATTGCCGCGTCGGATGCTTCTTGCTGGTAGGGGCGGAGCGTCATGGTGCAAGCCTCATTGTTGTGTCCCGCATACTACAGCACGGTTCTCACTTCCGCAAGCCCCTCCGCTCGATCTCGTCGCGCAAAGCGATCATGGCCTTGACCGGGCGGAGGAAGGCATCCCTCTTTCCCACCCGATGTAGCGCCAGCAGGTGGCGGTCAGACAGTTTGCGCAGGTCAATGGTCACAAGTAATCCTCCGGTTTTTCGAGCCGCTTTCGGCAGGGGGCGATCCAGTCGAATTGGGTACCGGTCTGGGTACTGTTCGGCTGCCAGACCAGCCAGCAGTAGGCGGTGGCGGTGCTCCCCTTAGGGGTCAGCTTGCCCTTATGAAGCACGACCCGTTCGGCGAACTGCAGGACCGTCTGTGGCGGCATCACCTTGAACAACCGCTCGTACCGGCCCACGCTCTCCAGAAAGGCCACCCGCGTGAACATCGCCACGCCATAGATGCTGTCGCGCATTGCCCGCACGATGAATTTCTCCGCCAGATTGAATGGCGGGTTGGTGATGGTCCAGTCGACGAAATTGGTCGTGTCGTCGGCTAGGTAGTCCTTCACCTGAAACCCGGCGCCGTAGTCGTGGATGTCGAAGGCGTCGACGTGCAGGAAATATTCCCGCAATGGCTTCACCATGTGGCCACGGTTAGCCGCTGGCTCCCGGCAGGTCATGAATCGCGGGTTCCTAGCATGACCTAGCCGCTCGCACAGCGCCCGGGTGGCCCACGGCGGGGTCGGGAAGTCATCCAGACCATCCGGGGGTTCATGGCGCTGCTGCATGACGGCGGAGGAGGTGTTCATTTCAGACCCTCCGACCACGCCTTGACCGACACCGGCGCGACTGTCTCGGCGAGTTCCGCCATCGCCAAAGCATACTGCCTGATCTCCCACTGGGCATGCTCGTGGGTGCGTAGGGTCAGGAACTTCAGAAGGTTCAACAGGTTCACCGTGGCAAACATATGGCTGTAGGTCGAGACCGGAAGGACCGACCGCGCCAGTTCTCGCGGTACGCCGCGATCCAGAAGCTGTCGGTAGGCATCGAAGGCGACCCGAGCGGCATCCCTCATGATGGCGGGGCTGATATGGTCTACCTCGGCATCCACAAGCGAGCGAGCCTGCTTGGACGACGCTGACTGTTTCCCGATCATGTCGGGAGCAGGGACATAGACTTCCTCAGGAAGCTCCCGGTACCGCGCCGACAATTCATTGAAGGACCATGTCCGATGGCGATGCCACTGGCGGAAGACGAAGATCGGCGCCTTGACCTCGAAGGTGAGGGTAACTGCCTCGAACGGAGTGGTGTGGTGGTTCTTCCAGAGGTAGTTGATCAGCCGCTCATCGCTGCCCTGATCCTCTCCCGCACGCCAATCTGCATCGTACGAAACACGCGCAGCGCGGACGACCGACAGGTCGCCCCCCATGTGATCGACCAGCCGGACGAAGCCGTGATCGAGAACGTCAACCTTGTCCATTTTCTTGCTCCTTGTCGAACTCCACAAGCGCGTTCTGGTAAAACTGGGCCTTCTTGTGATCCTCGTCTTGACGGCCCTTCTTGCCAGCCCGGGCGAGGTACTTGTGGACGTTCCCCTTCAGGAACCCACGGTACTCTTCCGGCGTCAGCCACGCCTTCAGAACCTTGATCACCTCGTACGGCGTGTCTCCGCCATAGTGGGCTGGGTGGTTCACAGCTTCGGTCATCTCAGTAGTCCCTCTTTCTGTAGTTCTTCTCGGGTCTTGATCCGGTACCCGATATGGCCGGAGGAGTTTCATGCGAGGCAGCCAGCGCGTTGGCGGCACTCTTTCGTGTGGGTGTGTAAGTAGCACACCCCGGACGCGTTCCCCTTGTAGAGGAGGCGGTTGCAACCCGGCACGCGACACTCGGTCATTCGGTCACCTGCGGCACATCGCGCCACTCCTCGACGATCACCGACAGTCCAACACTGGTGAACTCTGTTCCGATAAATAGCTGCTGCAGCACCCCGTTCAGGATGCGGAGAGTGAACGTCTGTCGCCAGATTGTAGCCTTCCCTTCAATCTGGATGTCGCTCATTTGAACAGCCAGTAGCTGGAGGGCTTCCCGCGCCACGGTTCTAGGTTAGCGTTGGGGGCCAACACCTTGATGGCAGATGCGTAGGAGATCGCGCCGGACTTCTCGACTTTGGTCAGCTTGCGGCCTCCGAAGATCGCGTTCTTGCTACCGGCGGCCTGCACGATCTCGTCCAGAAGCTCCTTCTTGCGCTCGGTAGCTTTCTCGATGGCCTCGGTCAGGTCATCCATCTCGGCCACCATCTGGCGCGCTCGGATGGTGTCAACCATTTTGCGGGGGCTTTCCAGATAGTCTTCCGGCTCCATGATGGCCTTCACCAAATCGACCCGGAATGCCTCCAGACCGGCCATCAATTCCTGCACGATGTCAGGGTCGTACTCGATCTCGGTCAGGGCGCGATCGTTCGGCGTCCACTGCCAGAAATAGGTCTTGATGCGCCCGGTGACGAACATCTGGCCCTGCACCTGAAACATGTAGTGCGGCTGCTCCTTGATCGTCTTGAAGGCCACCGGGTAGGTATCGTTGCGCAGACCGAAGGGGCACTTGGCTTCGAAGTTGGCGTCGTCGCCGACGTAGCCATCCGGACTGGCACCCACCCACGGGAAGTTGTCGGAGATCACGAAGCTGGCCCGGGTCACCTTCAGGCCGGTGTAGACCTCGAACGCCTCCCGCGCCTCTGGCTCGTGGGTCTCGCCCCATTGTGTGGCGATGTTGCCGTTCCACTCTCGCTCGGCCCCGTGATGCTCGCGCACCTTGGCCCGCAGGACGTCTTCCCGGGTCCGGTTTGGGTCGACCCCCATGATCGCACCAAAGTCGCTAGCCGTCAGCTTGTTGCGCCGGGATGCGAACCATTCCGCGCTGCGTTGCTGGTCATTGATTTCGGTCAATTTCTTCTCCTCTTACCCTTAGTTGCAGGACTGTTTTCGCCGGTCCGGCCACGGCAATATTCAAGAAAACCTGCGGCGTTCAGATTTTCCTTTTGGCTTCCCCAGCTAAGGTTCTCCGGTCTGTTGTTTTTCCGTCCTCATCGGCATGTAGGACGTATGACTTCCCTTCAGGCGCAGGCCCGTGAAACGCTTCGCAGACGGATCGGTGAATTTTTATGTTCCAGAACTGCCTCGTGCTTATGTTCATGTAGACGTGTAATGCGCCGACTTTTGCGGAGGTTTTGTGACCGTATCTAGGCTCAGATTTGTATTCACGCATGCCGCCGTGGAGCATCTTCGCCACCTTAGATGGGTAGTAATATTCGACCCCAGCTTGAGGCCATGACGCCCGGCAAAGAGGGAACCGGACGCCACGTTTCTATGTCGTCATTGCTCACAAAAATTGCGGAGCAAATGGGATTTCATCGTCGAGATCACGCCGCCCGGTCCCACCACCCCCAGTGGAGGCCCCAGACCGCATCGACTGGAACTCTGGACGCTTCTGCGCGGCCTCGACCTCGGCGTCGGACGTCGGAGGCTTGTCCTTGGGGCCGACCGCCGACACGAAGTTCATGTGGCTGCCGTCGCCCATCTTCACGACGCCCATCTTCAGCACCATCATCTTGTTGGCGATGTGTTGCATCAGGTCTTCGTCGGTAGGCTCGCGCCGCGCCGCCAGAAGCTTTCCGCCGCAGTTAAAGTCAATCGCGCCGAACATCCGCTTGGCGTTGTCGACCTTCTGCTGCCGCTTCTCGGGAGGCGTGTTGCTGTCGGCTTCCTTCACCCGAATTTTCTGGAAAACCTTGCGGTTCTTCAGGCTCTCCGGCGCGATCACCAGCCAGCGGATGGCGATATGCTTGGAGGTGTCTTCCTCCTTCTTGGCCCACTTGACCTCCTCGGCCAAGGCCAGCACCTCGGTCTCCTTGGGGATCAGGGTGAATCCGCCGGCGCCGGTGTCGTAGCTGCCGTCCTTGATCTCGTCCTTGACGTCCTTGCCGTCGGAAAGGCCCCAGAAATCGTCGCTCATTTGGTCGTCCCTTTCAGTTGGGGAATGAAGGCTTCGAGCGGGTTCTTGCCCATCTCGAAGACCATGGGTTCGGTGATGCCGTAGCGGTTCTTGGAGACGTTGGTCGCCGTCGCATGGCAGACCAGTTCCAGAGTACCGCTCGACCGCGCCAGCTTGCGTTCGCCGGTCTCGCCCGTGATGAACGTCTGCAGTCGCAGGAAGCCCACCAGATCGACATTGTCGAGGTAGGGTTGCTGGGACTTCTCGTGCATCCGCATCACATATTTGGTGTAGCTCTCGGCATCCGGCGGGTCGATCTTGGTCGTCTCCGCGTGGGCGATGAACACGACGTTCATGCCGCGCTTGGTGACCAGACTTTCCGCCGACATGCGGAGGCGGCGATGCATGGACGCCACTGCGTCCCGGCCTGCGCCGTAGCCACCCAGAGCCTGCTGGATGCCCTTCGGCTTCTTGGGGTCGCTGTCCACGATGTGGTCGGTGAAGATGCTTTCCAGCGCAGTAACGCTGTCGAACACCACCGTCTTGAAGTCGTGCTTCTCGCGCAGCAGGTAGCCAAGCTGGTCGCGGATTTGGTCTTGTACCGTCACCTCGACACCCTCGCGGATCGCCGCCCGCAAGACCGGGAAGGCCTTGGGCCGGGTGGCCGCCGGGATCGCCTGCATACCGTCTTCCGCCCGGATGAAGATCGGGTTCTGGAAGGTGGCGGCGAGTGAGGTTTTCCCCATCCCCGCATCCCCGAGGATCGTACAGACGACGGGTCGATCCTCCGGGGTTGAAATGCTGTCTTGGATTTCCATCGAAACTCCTTGCGTTCTCTCTCAGGATTGCAGTATTACTCCACAGATATGAAGCCGTCAATCGGGAATAACAATGCCATTCCACGACATCGAGAAGTTGATTGAGGAAGAGGCTGCAAGACTTCGAGCCATTCTATCGAGTATGAACCGGCAAGAAGTGGCCACCAAGGTGGGCCTGCACCGTAACACCGTCTACGGCTTTGTCAAAGGCAACGACGTCGGTCTGCCTGTCCTGCGGCGCCTGTCCGACTACGTAGACGGTGTTCAGGGATGACAAAATCCTCCGACATGGCCCGTCTCTTCTGGGAGGCCGGCTACCGGGTCTTTGGCCTCTATGGCGCGGGTCCGGACGGCAAGTGCCAGTGCGGGCAGCCAGACTGCAGCGCGAAGGCGCTGTTCAAGCATCCAAGGATCGCCAACTGGCAGCATACGCCTGTGTGGGGCGAGGAGCAGTTTGAGAACATGGTCGCCGCCGGGCATTTCGACACCGGGTTCGGCATCCTGATGAAGGACCTGCTCGGGGTCGATGTTGACCCGCGCAATGGCGGCCTGCAGTCCCTCCTTCGGCTGCAAGAAGACATCCCATCCACCGCCGGGTCCGGATTGATCGTACGATCAGGTTCTGGCCCTGACTCGAAGCACTTCTACTTCAAGGTCCCGACTGGGATGTCCCTGTCCCGGCACCAGAGTGACTACGGTGGGATCGACTTCCTGTCCGGCTCTGCCTTTCTGGTCGGCCCCGGCAGCATGCACGCCAGCGGGCGAGAGTACGAAATCCTCGTCGGATCACCGGACGACATAGACGATGCGCCGCCTGAGCTTCTGGAGCTTCTGAAGATCAAGTCGCACTACCGGGTCGAGCTTGACGGCCAGACGGTGGATGTGGCCAAGGGTGACCTGCTGGGGATGCTGCACCACATCCCGAACAACGATGTCGACTACGACGTCTGGATCAAGACCGGGATGGCGCTTCACCACGCGTCCGGCGGCGCCTACTATGACCTCTGGGACGACTGGTCGAGGGTCAGCAAGAAGTACGACGACAGCGCCATGCAGAAGAAGTGGAACAGCTTCGGACAGAGCGCGAACCCAGTGACACTGGCGACCCTCGTCTACCACGCGGAACAGGGCGGCTGGGTGAGGCCTGTGACGTTCCAGCCGACCATGTCCTTCGACATTCCAGAGGCTCCTACGGATGTGATCGACACCAGTGCGGTCGACCTGACGAAGCCACCCGGGCTGGTCGGTCAGGTGGCAGAGTGGATGGAGGCGCGGTCATTCCGCAGCCGCGAGAACCTCGCCGCAGCTTGCGCGCTTCTGGTGATCAGCAATCTGATCGGCCTGAAGTACACCGACGACATCACTGGAGTGATCCCGAACCTGTTCGTCTTCTGTGTCGGCGGCTCCGGCACCGGGAAGAACTCCGTCACCGAGGGTATGACGGAAATCCAGATTGAGTGCGGCTACGGCCCAGCTACTCACGGCGGCATCAAGTCGGAGCAGGAATTGGTGCGGAACCTCGTCGCCAACCAGCCGGCCTTCTACAACATCGACGAGATCGGCTTCCTGTTTCAGAAGATCAAGTCGGCGCAGAAACGCGGCGGCGCGGCTTATCTGGAGGGGATTACCGCGACGTTGATGTCTACGTACTCCAAGGGGGGCAGCTACCTTCCGGTGTCTGGAGACCTGAAGCGGTCGATGTATGACGAGCTTTTGAAGAAGATCATCTCTCTTGAGAAGCGCAACGAGGAAGACCCTAAGGACTTCATCACCGCCGAGATCGAGAGCCTGAAGGCGCAGCTTGCGGACGTCCCGAACGGCATCTGGCACCCCTTTGTCAGCCTGATCGGCTTCACGACGCCGCAAAACTTCGACGAGATCGTGGACCACGACGCGGTGGCGAACGGCTTCATCGGTCGCTGCCTGATCCGTCGTGAGGCGGAGGATTCGCCGCGCAGGAAGAAGGGCTGGAAGCCTGCACCCCTGCCGGACGGCCTGAAGATGGCGTTGCAGCAACTGGCCGGAGCAGGCTCCTTCAGTGCAGGCATACAGCCAAACCGGATCGAGTATCGTGGCAAGAAGGTGGTGATCCCCAGCACCGATGGCGCGCGGCGGATGCTGAACCTGATCAGCGACAAGATGGACGACCTAGCCGAGGAACTGAAAAGCCGAAACGGGCTACAGCCCCTCGCGCTGCGTGGGTGGGAAATGGTGTCAAAGATCAGCCTGATCTTGGCGGCCCCCGGTGGTGTTCGTACGGAGGAGCATGTGACGTGGGCCTACGCCATGGTGGTAGACGACATCAACAAGAAGTCGATGACCGTGATCTCGAACGACACCAGTCGGTCAAATTTCGATCGGGTGATGAGCCATATCATGCCGCAGATCGATGCCAAGCTGGGCCAGACCCTCGGTGCCATCGTGAACAACAGCCGGAAGTTCAAACGCGAGGACATCGACGCCGCCCTGAAGCGGTTGATCGACGGCGGCCTGATCCGCGAGGAGGAGACGGAGAGCGCATACAATAAACGGAAAACGAAACGATACTGCTTGATCAAGAAGTAAGAAAGGTGTAGAAGGGAGATGACTAGCAAGGAGAATGCTATGCAAGACCTCATCGAACGTCTGAAGCCGATCACCCCTTGGAACAGCTTCGCCGCTGATCTGGTTCGCCAGTCGGCCTCCCGTGGCCTGACCCAGAGACAGATCGACGCCGCCGAAGGCATGCTGGCCAAGATGAATGGCCGAGATCAGAAGTCCGGCGACGTCAATCTGTCGCCGATCCTTGACATGTTCGAGACCGCGCAGGACAACGGGGTAGGTCGACCCAAGTATTTTGCCGATGGCCTGATGCTGAAGGCCGCCAACGTGCGCCGCGTCCTCTGGGTGACACTGATCGACAACGACGTCTATCAGGGCAAGGTCGTCGGTGGTCGCTTCGAGGCTCGCTCGGACGCGGAGCCGACCACGATCGACGCCCTCCGCCGGATCGCGGAAGACCCGCTTCAGGCCGCCCTTGACTATGGGAAGGCCACCGGCATCTGCTCGTGCTGCGGGCGCAAGCTGACGAACAAGCTGAGCATCGAACTGGGTATAGGCCCGATCTGCCGTGCACAATGGGGGCTATAAAATGCCCAATGAAACGCAAGTGCCGATCACGGTTGGCTAGTTCGAAGCTATGGAGTATTCCGATTTCGTTCAACTGGCTGGACTAGATGACACAATCATGATCCCCCCTCACCGACGCCCCCGCAGTTGCCGCCGCGATCCTGCGGCTGTCCGGTGCGGACGGATGGCCGGGCGATGGTGGCGCGGTTGTGTGAGGCGTTGGGACGGTTCGATCTGATGATTAATGCGCCCACAATGTCGGATGATCGGCATATCACAACGCCCAGCCTGACTATTGGCGACTTCCGCCGCGACGCTGCCGCCGCATAACTGGCACGCGAAGCAATAGGCAGACTGGATCAAATGGAAACTGGAGGCAGAGAAATGAATGCAATTCTTGAGCGGCTTGAGGAAGGCACACTGATCCGCATGGAATGGACCGGGCACGATGACAAAGGTCGAGAGACGGCTTGCCTATATGCCGCCTTGGTTCCCGGCGCGGAATCGACGGAAGGTTGCCCGGCGCATTTGATGCCGCAGTGGGTCGCCGATCTGACGCCGTGGATTGATGATGCCGGAACGGAAGCGCGCTGGCCGGAATTTGTGACGCGATATGCCATGGCGCAAAGCCGGTGGTCGGTTCTGACGGATGAACAATGGGCCAAGATCAGCCGCTTGTTCCGGGCTGAATGTGCGATCAGCGCGCTTGCGTCTGCGGCGAAAGTTACACCTGCGGATGCGCCATATTGGCCCGCTGTTGTTGCAGCGTCCGAGTCGATTTCCGGCGCGCTGCTTGCTGGCGATGAGACGAATGCCGCGATGAAAGATGCGGCGGCGGCAGCGGTGGCGGCGGCGGAGGCGGCGTGGGCGGCGGCGGCGGCAGCAGCAGCGGCAGCAGCAGCGGCGAGGGCGGAGGCGGTGACGTGGGCGGCGTGGGCGGCGGCGCGGGCGGCGGCGTGGGCGGGGGTGGCGGCAGCGGAGGAGGC